CCAGCTGCCAGCCAAACGCGGTGGCACCTGAAGCGAGCGTGATGGCTGACGACTCGGCCAGAACGACCGGAGTTGCCAGGGCACCCGTCGCCCCTGGGGTACCAAGCGCAAGGCCCCAGACGAGAGTCGGGGTGACAGTACAGCCGTACTCGCCCTCGGCCTCGATCTTGAGTCGGGTACCCGGACGCAGCGTATACCCGGGGATGACCGGGACCGGCAACGGGTCGACAAACTGCCTCGCCGTGAACGTGTTGAACGATGCCCCGATAGCTTGCGAGAACGGACCAACCGGAGTCGAGAAATATGCATCCACGTCAGCCTCCGGCCGCGATGGTGAAGTCGTACGTAGCTTGGAGCGAGTCCACCGCCGGCACCAGGTTCACGACCGAGAACAGGGACCGGTCGAGCAGCGTAACACCTGAGGACGCCGAGAACAGCCCGTGCTCGGTAATTGGCCGGGGGTTGGTACCCGAGTCCGGAGCGTAGGTTCCCACCGACCGGTACACGTTGGCTGACGGGTTGGTGGGTGTCCCCGTGGGCCGGGTGTTGTCCACGACGTACTGGGTCGTCTCCTCGGTCACCAGGGCGGTATCGCCGATGGCCTCGGCGGTGCCACCCGTCCCGAACCCGTGGAAGTCAAAGTTCCCGATGGACGTGGCCGCGTCGACCATGCGGGTCGCGATGAAGTTGACCCCTGCCGTGGTGACCAGGCGCATCGAGGCCAGGCCGAGCTCCTCCACGCTGCCGTCCCCCCGGAACACGGTCAGCCACAGCTGCCCGTAGAAGTGGGGGAGGTGGAGCGCTCGGGCGGTGGCTACCCTACGATAACCTCGCATCAGGTTTCTCACGTTGGAGAGTCGCCACCGGTTGACCTCGGGGTCCAGGCCTCGCTGCGGCATCCCGTGCTCCATGACGTCGAGTAGCCCGGCAGGTCGACCCGGCCACCTGCTCTCCTCGTCCCGGTCCTCCATCACCTGCCCGTTGCGGATCACCCTGAGACCGAGGTGCCCGCTAGGCCCAACTGCTCCACTGGTCTGCATCTCGTGCTCCTACTTGTCGGTCTTTGCTGCTGGCTTCCTAAGCGGAGGCTTGTTGCCACCCCCGTTGTCGTCTGGGTTACCGCCGCCGCCGAAGCCCCGGGCCGCGGCCTGCGCGACGGCTGCCTCAGTCTCGCGCTCCTGCTGATCAATGCGGGTCTGGTCCACCTCGGCAATCTCGATCCCAAGGTACTCGGCGGCCGTGTCAGGAGACTCCACCGCCTCGCCGAGGGTTCGGGCTCCCTCGAAGTCCCCGGTCTTGAACTGCTCGAGCTCGTCGGATGCGTCACGGATCCCCATGCCTGCCTCCTCCATGAGGAGCCTGATGGCGGTGTGCCGGGAGATGATCCTCTCGCGAAACAGCGTGACGATGTCATTGATGATGACCGCGCGGTCCGACGGGAGGAACTGCCCGAAGGCTAGCTCAACGACGGGGATGCCCTCGTCAACTAGGCGTCCCGCGGGGGGACGAAGGCTCGGGTCGTCCAGCATGTGAAACCGGTGGACGAACTTGAGCAGGAGCGGGTACTTCTCGGACCGGGCAAGTCGCATCCGCCGCACCAGGGACCGCAGCGGGCCGAACGAGAGGGCCAGGGCGATGCCGGAGGGCACCTCGGAGGGGCGGAGCTTGCCGAGGACCGACTCGGGCATCCTGATGTTGGTCGAGAGCCGCTTGAGGAGCGTCTCGATATACTTCAGCAACGAGTCGAGGTTCTTGGAAGTGTCGATCACCGTGACCTTGCCCTGGATGAGCTGCCCGGGCCCGTAGGTGGTGACCTTGCCCTCCGAGTCGGTCGTCACGGGCGACTCGGTACCCAGGGGTGGCGAGCCAGTGGTTCTCGACGATTTGAGCAGGTCCGTGTCCGTGCTCTGGACGTCGTCCAGGATCTGCATGACGTCGTGGAGAGCCGACCGCCCGAAGTGCTCGGCCCTTGAGATGGTGTTGGGCAGGTGGATGATGGGGAGGAAGTCGATCCCGAGGTCGAGGTCTCGGACCTGTTCGCCCTCCGCGTTGACAGCCCACACCGCCCTGCCGGGATCGAGGTCGAGGTAGACCTTGCTCCCGGTGTTCTCGAAGCTCCACGTCCCGTCGCTCTTGAGGCAGGTGTGAGTGGCAGGCTTGTCAGACCAGGGATGCGTGACCGGGGCTACGCCCAGCTCCTCGTAGGGGGCCAGCTCGTAGGTGATCCGCCGCACGAACCGCTCAGGTGTATCGTTCTCGCTGCCGGTGAACTTCTCGTACTCCCACGCCAGGTGAACCTTGAGCGGGTAGCCATAGTCGTAGGTGCTCGGGTCGATGACCGGGAAGTAGAACCCGGGGTCGTAGCACCGGACGACCGCCCGTCCCTTGTTGGCGTCCCACGCCACCTCGTACACGCCGTCACCCAGGCCGACCGCCTTCTCCTCGACCTCCATGATCGTGAGAAGCAATAGCTCGTTGTCGATCCACCTGTCGAAGAAGTCCTGCAGAGCGTCGGCGTACTCGTCCTTGTCGACGTCGCTCTCGCGTCGGGCACCCCTCACGGACACCGTGGCGTCCTCGCCGATGACGGCGTCGACCAGGTTGGCCACGATCAGCCGCGGGTCGCCGTACTCCCGCCGTGAGTCCGGATCCTGGTCGTTGAGGAGGTAGTTGTGGGCCGAGTTCTCGAGGAATGCCGAGAGCAGGATGTACGCCTCGAGCCGCCGCTTGTTCGCCCTGTCCACCCAGTTGGGCGCCTGCCCAACCTGACGGTCCCGGAACATGGGCTTGTAGTCGTACGCCGAGTATGCGTCCAGCTCCATCGGCTTAGTTCGCGTGGTACCAAACACGCTGGTGATCGCCATGGGCGGAGAGTGTACCTCAACGCGTGCCGACGGCCCTCTTGTCCTCCACTGTCTTGATGGCCAGGGCCTCACCCTCCGGTACCAGGAGCTCAGTCAGTCCCCACACGCAGGCGTCCGCCCGGTCCATCTTGACCGTGTCCTCCTCAGCGGAGGTGACCGTGGGCTCGTCCTCCTCCTCCTCCTCGACCCCGAGCAGGAGCAGCTGGTCCTCGAGTTCGACGAGGGAGTTCCCGTAGGTTGTCTGGAAGTGGTGAACCTCGCGACGCTCGTAACAGGCCGCCACCGGCTCCGCCCGCTTGACCTTGCCTCGCGAGGCCCACACAAGCTTGATGGGCAGTCCCGGGTCCACGGCGTGCATCACGGAGGCCACCAGGTCCCCACCATTGTTCTTCTCGGCTACCACGAGGTCAGCTCGGAGCCGCTTGAACGCGTTGACGACCTTGTGCGACCACTCAGAGTCCGTCATGATGCCACTGTGGCACTCGAACACGATGGCGTGGGGACGGCCTCTAGGGTTGTCCGACTTGGAGCAGAACGGGCATGGGCCGGCGGTCTTCCCGCTAACGATGATCCCGGTCTCGTTCGATGTGTTGGGATCAGCCGTGACAGCGGGGTCTACCGCGATGACAATACGGGTGAGCAACTCGCCGAGCTCATAGGTGCCTGCCGTCGCGGTTACGTTCCAGGGCTCGAGCCGGCGATCGTCGATGTACTCCGTCCGGATAAGACCACCTTCGAGGTCTTCGAGTACCTCTGCGGCAAGCTCCTGGCGACCAATCCGCGTATTGGCGTACGCATCTTCCAGTTTCTGGAGGACGATCCCCGGGAGGTTTGGACGGTTCTCGAAGGTGTGCCCGCTGGTGAGTATGATTCCGTTCCTGGAGTCTTTCGACTCCTCGACCATCTTCTTGATGAACTTGTACGGCTTTGGCGTGGTCGTGATTATCGCCTGGGGGTTTGGGCCAAGCCGAAGACCGAACAGGAGCATGTCCCAGGTCTTCTGGCGGTACTTCCACGTGGCAACCTCGTCACACCAGGCACGATGATGCTGTGGGCCGCGGAGCCGCTCCGGTTCTTCCGCGCTGAATATCTTCGCTCGGCTACCGTTACGAAGGACGAGCTCCCCCAACGACCGGTTCCACGCCAACTGCAGAGCCTCGGGGACGATCCCCAGTAGGCCCGACTCGCCCTCGACCATCGTGTCGCGCCCGTCCTGGAAGGTCGCGGCCACCAGGGCAATTCGGGAGCCCGGGCGCTCGAGCATGAACTTGGCGATGTCCTCGGCACCAGTACGGGTCTTGCCCCAGCCACGACCTGCGAGGATGACCCAGCTAGTCCACGGCAGGTGTCCCCTACTGATGACGAAGTCGAGCCGGCGCCGGAGCATCCGCTTGTGTTTGCCCGGGTAGAGCGTCCTGGCCTCGTCCTCAGCCTCGATACACGTGGTGGGGTCGTCGCACAGGAAGTGGGGTTCGGGGGTCCTCTGCTTGGCCCTAGCCTGGAGGAGCCACCGAAGCCGGCACTTGCCGGACATGTCGAGCTTCTTGATCAGCCTCCGTCGCATATCCGGCGGGAGCTTCGGGAGCTTGGCTGCCAGCTCCTCGAACCGGTCAGTTGTGTGGGACGCGGACGACATCTACCCGGCCGTACTTCTTGACCACCAGGGCATGTGCCTTGCTTCCGGTCTTGGGGCCGAACGGACATTGATATCGCCTGCCCGTGACGCCGTCCAGGTCGTACACGATCACGAACCCATCATCACCTGCCAGGGCCTCCACGCACTGCTCGGTGACGTTCACCCCGTTGAGGAGGACCTGCCATTCGCCGGACCCGTTGTTCCCGTCCCCAAACCGGGTCCCGACGTGGTGCTCGCCTGGGGCGCGTGGACGGCGGGCGCGCGCGGGGAGAGCCTCGTCGGCGCCCTCGTCGGTGAGCGGAGCCGTGGCGACGCGCTCTTGCACGGCCCCGTCGTCCGCACCGACGGCGATGCGCTCGACGACCCGCTGGAGGTGGCCGCGCAGCTCGTGGGGGCCACCCTCGATCACGCCACCGCGCTCGGTATCACCACGCTCTTCACCCGACCGGGCGGCCTCGATC